AAAGTGAAAAAACTCGCTGTTTATATACAGATCTGTCACGCGTGACGTCACAGATCAGTCATCTCATTGGTCGTTGTCACACAACGTGTTCTTATATTAAAAGTCTATGACTTCACACTGTTATTTCGTCAATGCCCACTCACGGGGACGTGGCAGGCCGTGAACTGCGCAAGCAGCTGAACGCCGAACGTCTGCGGATGGTGGCATTGAAGAAATGTCCGCACGAATAGCAGTCCAAAGGACTGCCACAAATCAACCCGGAGTTGCATTGTATTGGATTCGTTGGGGGGTCTTTAGACCCCCCTAGTCAAAAAATAATCGGCTAGTACGATGAGCGTCAGTAAGCACGGATTCCACGTGGGTGAGAATCCAAGTATTACTTACTGACGCCGGTTCTCATTCTCATAAAAGGTATAAAAACCTAACAAATTTATGATTCGTCGACAAGGAGTTTACTGGTTGTTGACAATCCCAGAAGATGAATTTGAACCACACCTCCCACAAGACTGTGCTTATATCAAAGGACAAAAAGAACGAGGTGAACACACAGGTTACTTGCACTGGCAGGTTTTGGTGGTGCTGCGACGAAAAGGATCATTGTCCACGATTACTGGAATGTTTGGTGTGTCCTGTCATGCCGAACTGTCAAGATCAGCAGCAGCAAGTGAATATGTGTGGAAGGAAGACACAAGAGTTGGGGATCAATTTGAATTCGGAACCTTGCCCTTTAAACGAAATGACCCCAAAGATTGGGAACAAATCTGGGAATGTGCAAAAGCAGGTGATATCAACGGGATTCCAGCCGATGTGCGAATTCAATGTTATAGGACACTTAGGACCATTAGAGCAGATTTCGCGGTACCTGCAGCTATGGTACGACAATGCTTTGTGTTCTGTGGCCCCACTGGTACTGGTAAGTCCCGAAGAGCTTGGGATGAAGCCGGTATGGATGCTTATCCTAAAGACCCACGAACCAAATTCTGGGACGGCTATCGAGATCACAAGCATGTTGTCATCGATGAATTTCGAGGAGCTATTGACATCTCCCATATACTTAGATGGCTCGATCGGTACCCTACGCTTGTGGAGATCAAAGGCTCTGCCACCTGTTTGGTCGCCGAAAAACTGTGGATAACTAGTAATGTGCATCCCAATGAATGGTATCCAATGTTGGATAGTGCAACTGTGGATGCATTGCTTCGTCGTTTACAAATAACAGTTTTCGAATAAAAAAAGTTTACTATGGAATACGCAGCAGGAGCATCAGGTGCAGTTTTAGGTTTTATACACAAAGATATTCCTGGGGCTGTAGCAGGGTATAAATTAGGTCGTTCGTTGTACAGAAACTTACCCAAAAAAAAAACAATGCCTCCAATCAAAAGAAAGTCGCCCAATACACCAAAATCTGACCGGAAATCAAGAGCTAGCATTACTCCAGGTAGTGCCAGACGTGTTTTGTTTACACCTCGTTTGAGACAGCAGCGATCTGGTACGAATGTTGTTACAGGTGCTGATAAACGTGTTGGGAAAAAGGTCAGAAAAGAGGGTAGGGTTAAGCGTGTTAAAGTTAGTAAAAGCTTTCGAAAAAAGGTGAAACAGTCTCTTGAACAGTACACTGGTACTGGATGGTTTCGGGAAACTGTTACTATTGAAAAGTTGAATTGTGAAGATTCTATACAAAAGGTTCTTACTCCAGGAAGACAAGTTAATGGTACTTTTGGCAATGCTTTTAGCCCAGCATACATTAATTATGTTGCATCACATTTGTACAACAGGCTAGCACCGGTTGCATCGGTTACTACTTCCGAAACGAATTTGTTTCCAGTTGCAAATTTGAAAATTGATGTGATTGAACAACATTATGTAATGAAGTTTCGGAACAACAGTCCTCGAACATATGATCTTACATTAGTTGATTATTCTCCAAAAACTATGAATTCGATTATTAATTCATTTCAAGCTACATGGGTGAATGCATTAATTAATGCTGGTCCATTTGGAGCAGCAGGTACACTTGGGCAAGAATCAAGAGAAAATGTTGGTAATACAACAATTAGTACTATGGGTAATCGTCCTAATTATTTGACTGTGATGAGACATTTCTATTCAATGGATACAATTAATGTAAAATTGGAGCCAGGTAAAGAATATTATCATAAAGTTAAAGGTCCTAATATGAAGACTTATGATTTTAACAAGTATTTTAAGGATAGTACCTACCATGATATTCAAAAGTTTTGTAAAGGTACTATTATAATGGCAAGTCTTGATTTGACATCCACATCATTAGCTACTCATGGTAGATTCACTGATATTCCAGTTGGAGACCCACAAGGTCTTATTATTGAAACTACTTATTTTACCAAAATCAAATGTCCCGAGCGTGCAGGTTTTCAAACTCCAGCAGTTTATCCTGCCGCTGGTACACCACAACCTCTTTCTCAAAAGTCACAACATGCTTGGAGTATTGTGTATCCCGTCGTTGCTCAAGCTGGTGTGGTTGAATATCGTCAAGATGAGAATCCACTTTCAAATGTTATGGAAACGTAATATATTAAATATCTGCTTCTTTCATTCTTCTCTTCCCGTAATAAGCCTTTTGCTTAGGGTTAGGTGTTGGTGGAGGAGTAGGAGGATACTCTTCAGCAATCAATTCAAAAATAGGTCCTAGATCTCTACGTCCTTCTGGTTTGTAAGTAGGTCTAGCATATGTAAAATCACAGTGAGTCAATCTAACAGGACAAGGAGTGTTCATTTGATCAAAAAAATTTAAGTGAAAAAAGTGAAAAAACTCGCTGTTTATATACAGATCTGTCACGCGTGACGTCACAGATCAGTCATCTCATTGGTCGTTGTCACACAACGTGTTCTTATATTAAAAGTCTATGACTTCACACTGTTATTTC